CCAATCAGTTTAAAAAGGATTTGAAGCTTGCCAAAAAGCAAAATAAAAATCTTGATAAGCTGTTTGAGGTAATCGATATTCTGGCGAATGGCGGTACGCTGGAAGCAAAATACAGAGATCATGATCTTACAGGCAACTATAAAGGCACGCGTGAATGTCACATCGAACCAGACTGGCTACTTATTTATGAAATTCGTGGAGAAGTTCTTGTTTTGATGCTTTATCGCCTTGGTTCACATTCTGAGCTGTTTAAGAAATAATCCCAAAATCGGAATTTATAAGGAACTGATAATATGAAAGGATTTGAGCGAAAAAATCAATTATTTTCCCTTTGCGGATTGAATTGTGGGTTATGCCCTATGTTTTTAGGAAAGCACTGTGGCGGTTGCGGGAATGGTAATCAATCGTGCGGAATTGCTAAGTGTAGCCTTGAACATGGTAAAATTGAATATTGTTATGAATGTGAAAGTTATCCATGTGAAAAATATCGGTATATTGATAAATATGATTCTTTTATAACTCATAAACGCCAAAAAGCAGACTTGAAAATGATACAGGACATTGGTGTTGAACAGTATAATCTTCAACAACGGGAAAAAATGCAAATTCTTTCTCATTTACTTGCTAACTATAATGACGGTCGCAGAAAAAATTTCTTCTGTGTAGCAGTCAATTTATTAGAGCTTTCAGAATTACAAGAAGCTATGAAACAAATACAACAAAATGATGAATTGTCTGTCTTGTCCGTCAAAGAACAATGTTCATATATAGTTGATATACTTCAAAAAATTGCTGATAGAAGAAATATAGAGCTAAAACTTGTTAAAAAGTAGTTTGTAAATTCTTTAGGATAGAATCGCTGATGGTGTAAACGAAAAAGCAGATTTGAATTCTCAATGATCTGCCCTTTCGTTTGCACCATTTGCGATTTGTCCGAAGTGAACAAAGTAAGCGTCCGTTCAGGTAATGCCTATGGATTTTCAATGTTTTACTTTCTTACTGTAAAAATATATACCCGCATCGTTCATTTTGGCATGAAAACTCTGTTTTGTGTATTATGGCATGACAATAAAGCCTCAGAGACTGAGACAAAAACAGCATATATACTAAAAAAGTTTTTAACATCTTAAAGGGATCCGTAACTGGGGCTTTCCAAGCTTTCCGCCACATTTAGAACACACGTATATCTTTATTCCGTAGAGATGTTCTAATAATTCGGACATATTCATACTTTTCAGTTTTGAAAGATACTTTTTACCTCCCAGCAGGTTACGGCAAAGTGCCAGTTTCTTATTTTTATTTCTGGAACATAACAGACCGTAATGCCGTATCCTTACAAAACGGGATGGCGGAACATGCATTAAAAAGCGGCGGATAAATTCTATTCCTGAAAGAGTAAGTTCTTTCCATTTACCTTCATGACGGTAATCTTTAACAGAAAAAGTGACGGAAGTTTCATCCATATGTATGATCCGGTAGTTACTGATAGAGATTCTGTGTGTATATTTTCCCAGATAGTTGATTACGGATTGTGCACCCTTAAAAGTTTTTTTGCAGTAAGAGATCCATTCTGTAGAATAGCAGGTATCCAGAAGTTCCTTAAATACATAACGATTTCGATATTTTTCAGAGGTTCCATAGAAATTCAGCTTGTCTTTTTCCCAAAGCGATTTCAACTCTTCCAGATATTTTCCACGAAAAACTTTTGAAACAACATAAACTGGCAGAAAGAATTCTGTGCCATTGTCTTTCCAACGGTTTTCATTAGAAAGACCACCACCAAGCAGGATCGTGTGGATATGCGGATGAAAGTTCATTTCAGATCCCCAGGTATGAAGGATACAGATATAACCTGTCGATGCACCAAGATATTTCGGGTCAGCGGTCAGGTCATTTATGGTTGCAGAAGCAGCGTGATAAAGAACATCGTAAAGTAGTTTCTGGTTACTGTATATAACGGGATTTAAAATATCAGGAACTGTAAATACCATATGGAAGTAAGGTGCATCAAGAACATCTTCCCTTCTGGCATCCATCCATTTTTCTTTTGGAACTGCCTGACACATCGGACAACATCGGTTACGACAGGAATTATAGTGGATATGAACGTTTCCGCAATCTTCACAGATACTGATATTTGCACCATAAGCCCCTGTTTTACAGTTCATGATATTTCTTGCAGCTTTCGACTGAATTGCAGAAGGCGAATACTGTTCCAGATATCCAGGATAAAATTTGCGGAAAATTTCCTGAACTGTAGGGCTACTCATCAGCTTTACCCTCATCATTATCAAATGGGCTTTTTATTCCCATGATCGTCTTATTACTTACATGAAGGTAAATTTCGGTTGAACGCGGGCTGAGGTGTCCTAAAAGTGCCTGAATATAACGGATGTCTACACCATCCTCCAGAAGATGCGTGGCAAAACTATGGCGGAGACAGTGAGGCGTTACTTTCCCGGAAATACCAGCACTTGCCGCTGTCCTTCTCATTACCTGTTCAACAGAGGATATGGTCAGCGGTCTTCCATTAAACTTATTTGGGAAAAGGATATCCTTTGGTCTGCCGCATGCAAACCAGTATTGAGTAAGCAGATCCAGCGCTTTTTTTGAAAGGATTGCATACCGATCCATACGGGTTTTGGTTTCGCGTACATAAATCTGCATGTTTTTGCGCGAAATATCACAGTATCTTAAATGGATCACTTCCGATACACGTAATCCGGCAGAGTACATGACCGCAAACATTGCTTTGTATTTTAAATCTTCTGTTGCATCCAAAAGAACCTGGATCTCAGTACGGGAAAGAATGCGTGGAAGTGGATGCTCGTTTATTGCACGTGGTACGATCTCATCATCCCATGGTTTACGGAGAACACGTTTAAAAAAGAAAACCATGGCAGCATTTTTATTATTAAGAGTTGCCGGAGTCCGGCCTTTTTCCTGTAGATATACAAGGAAATCCCTGGCATCTTCACAGGTAAGAGTTTCAGGGTCTTTATCTGCCCATGTAAGCAGACTCAGAATGTTATTCTGGTAGGTCTGGATAGTTCTTGGTTTTAGATTACGAAGCTTTCCAACTTCTTCAAGTTTTTCTAAATATTCATCGTACATAATAAAATCCTCCTTACAAAAAATGAATTAGAAAAATTCATATCTGTAAGGGTGGTGCATGAATATAATAAAAAAGCTTGTCATAAACGGTAAGTAATGGTATTCTTTTCATAGGCAGTGGGAGGGTCGATCCTGTTTGATTGTTTCGTTGTGGTGACTTAACAATACTACTTTTAGGACTTGCTTTCCACTGTTTTTGCATAGAAAAGAAAAATCGCTATGCCACAGCCTTGGCAAGCCATCGCGCAGCGATTTTGTTCAATTTCAGTTTGTAAATCTCAATAGAATAGCAGTTTATTAGCATCGGTCGGAAAAATCTGATCGGTGCTTTCTTTATGCTCGGCAGCAATGCCGGGCAATTTTTATGCCCATTTTGCAGAGAGGAGGTGCGCTATGGCGGGAAGTAGAATCAAGGGTATCACGGTCGAGATCGGCGGCGATACCACCAAACTACAGACAGCCTTAAAGGGTGTCAATTCAGAAATCAAGAATACGCAGAGCCAGCTCAAGGATGTCGAAAAGCTCTTAAAACTGGATCCAGGCAACACCGAGCTACTTGCGCAGAAGCAGAAGCTCCTCTCCAGCGCCGTCAGTGAAACAAAGGAAAAGCTCGCTACTCTCAAGACTGCTGCAGAGCAGGCAAATCAGGCACTTGCGAATGGTGACATTTCCAAAGAACAGTACGATGCTCTTCAGCGGGAGATCATCGAAACGGAAGAAGATCTCAAAAAGCTGGAGGCACAGGCAAATCAGTCTGCCACTGCTGTGCAGAAGATTGCTACTGCTGGTGAAAGCCTGAAGTCCGCAGGCGATAAGGTTTCCTCCGCCGGTGAAAAGCTCCTTCCTGCCTCTGCTACAGTTACAGCTCTTGGCGTTGCTGCTGTAAAAACAGCATCCGATTTCGATTCTTCTATGAGCCAGGTAGCCGCCGTGTCCGGTGCAACCGGAGAGGATTTCGACAAGCTCCGTGCAAAGGCCCGTGAGATGGGTGCGAAAACCAAGTTCTCAGCATCCGAGGCTGCAGATGCCATGAACTACATGGCGATGGCCGGATGGAAAACCTCCGACATGCTGGATGGTATCGAAGGTATCATGAACCTTGCTGCGGCATCTGGTGAGGACCTTGCCACTACATCAGATATTGTAACCGATGCACTGACTGCATTTGGTCTGACTGCCAAAGACTCCGGGCATTTCGCAGACATCCTTGCGGCGGCAAGCTCCAATGCAAATACAAATGTGTCCATGATGGGTGAAACCTTCAAATACTGTGCTCCGATTGCGGGTGCGCTTGGATTTTCTGCTGAGGATACCGCAGAGGCCATCGGTCTTATGGCGAATGCTGGCATCAAATCTTCACAGGCCGGTACCTCTCTTCGTACCATCATGAATAACCTTACTGGCGAGGTGAAGCTCTCCGGCAAGTCTATCGGGGATGTGACGATTGCAACCACCAATGCCGATGGATCGATGCGAAGTCTCACGGCAATACTTGCAGACTGCCGGTCCGCCTTCGGGCAGCTCTCCGATTCTGAGAAAGCATCGAATGCAGAGGCACTCGTCGGTAAGAATGCCATGTCCGGCTTCCTTGCTCTTATGAACTCCGCACCTGGAGACATTTCAAAGCTCGAAGGCGCGATCAAGAACTGTGATGGCACCTCTGAGAAGATGGCAGAAACCATGCAGGACAACCTAAGTGGTCAGCTTACGATTCTGAAATCGCAGTTTCAGGAGCTCGCCATTTCCTTTGCGGATCTTATGATGCCTGCAATCCGCTCTCTGGTATCAGCTCTGCAGGGTTTGGTGGACTTCCTGAATAAACTGCCAGAACCAGTAAAGCAGATCATCCTTGTGGTGGCACTTCTCGTGGCTGCTCTTGGACCGGTCCTTATCTTTGTAGGAAAAATCATGAGTGCAGTCGGCTCTATCATGACGATGGCACCGAAGATTGCAGGTGCCGTGAATACGGTCACGGGGGCCATCAAGGGCATCGGTGCAGCGACCTCCGGAATTAGCTCTGTGCTGAAGGTGTTCTCCGGCATTGGTCTTGTAATCGGTGGTGCTATCACCGCAGTGAAGAACTTCATCGATATGTTCCAGAATGGATTCTCTGTGATAAAGGATATCCTGATGGGCCTTGGCATCGCTCTTGCTGCTGTTGGCGCTGTTATTCTTGGTGCTCCGGCACTGGTTGCAGGCGTGGTAGCCGCGATTGTCTTTGCAGTGGCGAATCTTGTCATTGTGATCAAAGAACACTGGGCGGAGATTGGAGCCTTCCTTTCAGGCTTGTGGGAGAACATCAAAACACTTGCAGGGACAGCATGGCAGGCAATCTCCGATACGATTGGAAGCATCGTCTTTGGCATTGCAACGTTTCTTTCCGGTATCTGGACAAGCATTGCTACGACTGCTTCTTCCATCTGGACTACAATCAGCACGACCATCGGTGGCATTGTGCAGGGTATCGTCGATACAATCACAAATATCTGGAACGGATTTATGTCGGTTTTCGGCCCGCTGCTCGAAGCATTTCGATATCTATTTGAAACCATCTTTCAGGCCATTCAAATCTTGATTGGCATGGCGATGGATGCGATCAGTACAAAGCTCCAGGAGATCTGGAATGCCATCGTTGCCTTCCTGACTCCGCTTCTCACTGCACTACAGAGTTTTTTCCAGACGATTTGGATGGCCATTCAGACTGTGGTGACTACGGTGTTGACCACGATCCAGTCCATCTTTACGACGGTCTGGAATGCCATCAAATCGGTAGTAACGTCTGTGCTGAATGCCATCAAGGGTGTAGTGACAAGTATCTGGAACAGCATCAGCGGCTATATCTCTGGTGTGATGAATACCATTAAGAACACGGTTTCTTCCATCTGGAATAGCGTAAAGTCGGCTGTCGGTAGCATCATTGGTCAGATTTATAACGTGATCCATTCTGGCTTTGAACGTGCCGTCAGCTACGTCAAGGGTCTTGCTTCTCAGGCATTCAGTTGGGGCCGCGACCTCATCATGGGTATCGTGAATGGCATCAAGTCAGCTGTTGGCGCAGTTACCGATGCGGTAAATGGTGTAGCAAACAAGATTCGTTCCGTACTGCACTTCTCTGTACCGGATGAAGGACCACTCACTGATTATGAATCCTGGATGCCAGACTTCATGGCAGGCCTTGCTCGTGGAATTGAACAGAGCAAGAGCCTTGTGGCAAAGGCAATGGATGGGGTAGCCGCAAACATGGTGATCAACCCGCAGATTGGAAGAATAGAAACTGCTACAGCCACTGCATCTGCCGGAACAGCCGATACCTTCTCTGGTATCACTGCAGCAATCCGTGAAGGTCTCGCTGGTGTAACTGGTCAGTCAGGAGACATCGTAATTCCGGTATACCTTGGCGGCACGATGTTAGATGAAGTCATTGTCAATGCCCAGCAGAGGGCAAATCTCAGAAGTGGAGGTCGGTAACAATGGCATTTATGCAATATTTGAATTTCAATGGTACTGCCCTCCCACTTCCGGATTCCTATGACCTCGATCTTTCCGATGTAGAGGCGGATTCCAGCGGTGAAACTGAAGCAGGTACTACGCAGCGGGATGTCGTAAGGACGGGTGTCGTGAAGATATCCGTCTCTTTCTCTGTATCCCCGAAATGGTTGAAGCAGCTGACGGCCTATTCCAAGCAGCCAAAGCTGACGGTTCAATATTTTGATACCGAGAATTTATCTCAAAAAGAAACAGAAATGTATATCAGCGGATTCAAGGCGAAGCTCAAAAAAGACACATCTTATAAGGGACTGTGGACAGTGAGCTTTACTCTGAATGAATTTTAATGGAGGTGGTGCTGTGTATCCAGTATCGGATGCCTTTATGCAGGCAATCAAAAGCAACACGAGAAAATATTACTGGACCGGCACAATCACCACCAGTGATAAGAAAACCTATGAATTTGGAAATAAGAATATCGTAAAAGGCAGCGGGTATATTTCAAGACAGTGCTGCGGGAACTCTGAAATTGAGCTTGGCTCAGTGTATGCCGCAGAGCTTGGCATCAGCCTGTTCTGTGATATCGACCGATACACCCTGGACGGCGCAGAAATCAAGCTCTGGTTCCATCTGCTGCTTGACGATGGCAGTACGGAAAGCATTCCGATGGGTGTGTTCTATGTGGCCGAAGCCAATCGCCGTATCAAAACACTGGAGCTGAAAGCCTATGATGCCATGCTGAATCTGGACAAAAACTTCAACAAAGGCCTGTCCAGCGCCTATCCCTACGAATTTCTTTCTCTGTTATCGAAGGCCTGTCATGTGGAGCTTGCGCAAACAAAGGAAGAAATCGAAGCCCTGCCGAATGGCACGGAGCTGCTTGGTATCTATCAGGATAATGACATCGAATCGTGGCGTGATTTTCTCTATTACCTTGCCCAGACGCTTGGCTGCTTTGCAGTTATTAATCGTTATGGAAAGCTTTCTCTGACCTCTTACGGAAGCACGCCAGTCATGGCCATTGATATTCGTCATCGGTTCAGCAGCAGCTTTTCCGATTTCGTTACTCGCTACACAGCGGTCAGCTCTACAAACAAAAAGACGGAAACGGCAGAATACTATGCGAAGGATCCGGATGATGGACTGACAATGAATCTCGGAGTGAATCCGCTTCTGCAGTTTGGCTTGGAAGAAACGAGGAAACGAATCATTAACACAATTCTCGATGTTGTTTCGAATGTCGAGTATGTACCCTTTGATTCAGAAACCATCGGCAATCCTGCGCTGGACTTGGGAGATGTGCTCCGCTTTACCGGCGGCCATGCAGATGAAACCAAGCAATCTGCAATCACTTCTATCTACACAAAAATCAATGGAAAGCAAACTGTGAAATGTGTCGGCAAGAATCCAAGACTTGCTGCAGCAAAAAGTAAGAACGATAAAAACATCAGTGGCCTAATCAGCTCCATTGGAGAAACAAAGCTCAGTATTTATACTTTCACCAATGCCCTGGCACTGGATGCCGGAGAAGAAAAGCTGTCCATCATCAACATGGAGTTTGCATCCGGTGATGAGACCAATGCGGAATTTCATGCCCAGGCGATCATGGAGGTGGAAAGCAATCCTGATACGAGAACACTTACTGCAGAAACGACCATTGACCTTGGAACAACCACAGATGACGATGGAAACGAAGTTGAAAACAAGAAGGTGATTTCCTTTCCACTCTCCTGGAATGAGGACGGGAAAACTGCACTCTCCGTTTTCTATGTGCTGGATGGTCATGAGGTTGAAGAATTCCACCCGAAGGAATCGTGGCTCAGCGGCAAGCATCTCCTGACGCTCTATTACCCGATCATCGGCCTTACGGCAAATCAGCTTCATACCTTCGAGGTGCTGATCTCCATGAAAAATGGAACCGGGCATATCGAGGCACAAAACATTATGGCGACCATCACCGGCCAGGGGCTTGGTGTGCAGGAACGCTGGGATGGACGGATCACGGCAGACGATACACTGAAGAAGATTCTTCTTTCCTCTATGCCAACACATACGCTGCATGACACGGTTACGGTACATTTCCTTGCTCCGAAAAAGACAGGATTAAATGACCACGTGACATCTATCTCCTTAACCGGAATGCCGATGCGGTCCATGAAGGATTCGCTTCGACTCTTTGCACCGATTGTACATGATGTGGTAGAAACCGCGGATAAAAAGAAGATGCATTACCAGAAGGAATATATCCTTGATGATGACGTATTCAAACTTCGTAAAGAGTATGCCCTCTCTGGATATAGCAATGTTCGCCTTGATCGTGGTCGGATGCTGAAGCTTGTGATTCCGACTGGGAACTTCGATAGCTTGACCGGTCTTACAATTCTGCCATTTGATACGCTTCCCTTTATCAATATGAAGATTTTGTTTGCTGCTGACCTCCCGCTGAATAGCTTTACTGAGCTTACCGATGGTGCCGTAAAGCTGAAGAAATCTTTCAGCACACGTATTTCTGGTCAGGACCAGGAGATCGACCGGGGACGACTTGCCGCATTTTCACTTGGGCTTCAGAACATGACCGAAATAACAGAACTGGAGGTAAGCAATGTTTGATTATGGAACTATCGAGGATCTTTTAAAGAGCACAGAGCACATGGAGATTCTTCGAAATAATTCTCTGCAGGATGATGGCACCGATACCGTGAAAGGCGTTGACTGGTTTCAGTACAAAGGAAAAACAGCCTCTACCCTTTATGTCAGTGGCAACTCCTGGATTGGCTTTGGTGAGAATACGGAGCAGCTAAAAATCGTCCGCAGGGATACCGATCTTATGACGCTACGAAGAGAGGAAGGCACGATCTGGGGAACCTACAAGTTCCTTCGTATCCGCTGGGAAGGCTACTCTGTGCATGGCAATCGAAACGAAGCCACTCGGATGGTCTGGGATGCAATTCTTTTCGATACCGGAGAAATCTGTGTCTCCTTTGACATCATCCCAACCAACAGTAGTTACCTGGCAGATTCCAGCCTGGTTACCGGGAATGGCACGATTTCCTTTACAGCCCTTACTGGAAAGATCATCTCTTTTAAGCCAAAGGACGAATCCGGGAACAGCTTTGAATATGTGGATCATGCACCTGTTTTTCTTGATCCATACAACCGAAGGTATCTCATTTCGGATGCCGATGGCGCACTGTATACCGTAGGAGAAAATGCTCTTATTAAATTGGAAGAAACCAAACCCACAGCAGAGCTTTTTGAGACACATGGTGTACAGGATATCCCGGATGGAAAACTTCTCATCACGCTGCATGATCCGACCATCCTTTATTGGCATGATTCCGAGAATCTCTTCCCGGACATGGAGGTTACCTACACGGGAGTACCGATTCCGCAGGTGCTTTATTCCGAAAACATCGATATGTCAGATTCCACGATTCTTGGCATTGAAAAGGTAGCTGCTGACTGCTCGGACGAGGTGCTGTTTGCTGTCTCATTTGATGATGGAGCAAGCTGGTGGAGCTGCATCAATGCAGTGTGGGCAAAGCTGTCCGAGGAGAAATCTGGAATGTCGAAGGCCGCGCTCGAAGCCATCAGTGTGGATTCCTGGGCGGAGAAAGCAACTACGGGACAGCTGAAATACCGCTTTATCATCAGCGGCGCAGATGGATATCTCAAGTCCATCACAACCGACTATTTGAATACGGAGGATTAACAATGCTGAAAGGAAAAAGTGTAATCGAACTTACAGATGTCCATACCGGCAAAAAGGATCGCTACGAAGACACAAATCTGGTGACGGAAGCCGCGATGGATGTTTTGAACTGCAACATTAAAGGAATGCTTTATAACAACACCACATTTAATGGTTCCAATGGGGATGATTGGATGCTGCCGCTTAAGAAAAATATCATGGGCGGCATCCTTTTATATCAGAATGTACTTGAGGAGCGTGCAAACAATATCTATGCTCCGCTGAATAATCCGCTGATTGGTTATGCTTCGGATGATGCCAATAACACAGAAGATATTCGGCGAGGCAGCCGGAACCTCACCGAGAGCAAGGAAGTGGATGGAGGATACCGGTTTGTCTGGGACTTTGCTACTTCACAGGCAAATGGAACGATTTCTGCTATCTGCCTATCCAACACGCTGGCCGGAAAAGGAACGCAATATGCCGGTAACTACATGGTCCGTATTGGAACCTGGTCAGCAAATGTTCAGGATAAATATAAGCCTTACTGTATGCGAGGAAATAAGCGTGTATATATTGGTGAGGGATATCGCCTGGAAATGACCACCTACTATAACTCTACGCAGGCCACGCTTCGAAAGATTCATGATGATTATCTTCATGCAGCGCTCGTTGATCGACCGCTGACAAGAATGACCACGGAGGCCGATGAGGAAACCACGATTGAGCTGAACCATTACCCTTCCTACTGCCACTACATCGGAGGACAGAAGGATGGAACGGAGGAACCATATAACGATAATTCTGAAATCTGGAATTATCTGTATCATGGTGCTGACGGAAAATGGTATGGATTAGTCAGGCGAGAAAACCGTAAATATAGTCACACCAGCGGCAACAACGACTACTACACTCACCAGAATTACGAGTGGTACATGGACTGTATTGATGGCAATAAATGCACTACGCAGAAAATCGTAGCTCCAAGTGGCATCAGTGAATTCTACAGCTTGGGGATGAGCGGAAAATGGCTCATGTGCTATACCGGCAATCAGGTGTATCGCATTGATACCACCAATGTGGCAAACATTGAGCTGGTACCGAATATCACCTATGTCTCGTCAACCGTGTGGACCTATATTGTAGATGATGACATCGTAATCAATGGTTGGTATTTCCTAAACGGTGAGCCAAAAATCTATGTACGAGATACGCCAGATGCAAGCTACGCATCCTGGGGACGAAATCAGATGGCGCGGTATAAAACATATGCACTTCGCGAATGGATTTTTCGGTCGAATGTCTACAATCTGTACCGGGAGCTGTTCTTGATTACTCCCTACCTTTCCACCATCAATAACCTGGGGACTCCGGTCATCAAGACCGCAGATAAGACCATGAAAATCACATACACCATTACAGAGGAATAGCTCTGTAACACCTTGGAAGCAAGCATCTCATGACGAGGTGCTTTTTTCATACCCAAAATTCAAAGGAGGACAAACATTATGAAGGAATTCTGGAACACGATTCAACTTGCATTTGCAGCTGTCGGAGGATGGCTTGGCTACTTCCTCGGCGGCTGTGACGGTCTGCTTTACGCACTGCTTGCCTTTGTAGTGATCGACTATATCACAGGCGTCATGTGTGCGATTGCAGACAAGAACCTCTCCAGCGAGGTCGGCTTTAAGGGCATCTGTCGCAAGGTGCTGATTTTCCTGCTCGTTGGCATTGCCAATGTGCTGGATGTGCAGGTCATCGGCACCGGCAGTGTGCTTCGTACTGCTGTGATCTTTTTCTACATTTCCAATGAAGGTGTGAGCCTTCTGGAGAACGCAGCGCATCTCGGACTGCCTGTGCCGGAAAAAATCAAAACCGTTTTAGAACAGCTCCATGACAGAGCAGAAAGCGAGGAAAAATAAAATGGCTTATACAAACAGCTCCCTGGTATCCTATACCAAGCTCAGTCCGAATCATTCCGGACAGAGAACCCATTCCATCGACCGCATCACGCCACACTGCGTGGTCGGTCAGTTATCAGCTGAGAGCATCTGCGGATGCTTTACCAGTCCGTCCAGACAGGCAAGCTGCAACTATGGCATCGGCACTGACGGACGTATCTCCTTATGTGTTGAAGAGAAAAATCGTAGCTGGTGCTCCTCTTCTAATGCCAATGACCAAAGAGCCATCACCATCGAATGCGCCTCTGACATGTCGGAGCCTTATGCGATGAATGATAAGGTCTACGCTTCCCTTATCTCGCTCTGCACCGACATCTGCAAGCGTAATGGCAAGAAGAAGCTTTTATGGTTTGGGGATAAGAACAAGGCCTTGAATTATGCACCAAAGTCCGATGAGATGGTGATCACTGTCCACAGATGGTTTGCCAACAAATCCTGCCCTGGCAACTGGCTCTATGCCCGCCTAGGCGATCTGGCTGCAAAGGTTACTGCAAATCTTGGTGGAAATACTTCTCCTGCCACGAATCATCTTTATCGTGTACAGGTCGGAGCTTATAAGAACAAGGCCAATGCTGATGCACAGCTTGCTCACGTAAAGGCTGCTGGCTTTGATGCCTATATGGTGCAGATCGGAGGACTCTATAAGATTCAGGTCGGTGCCTATCGTGAGAAAACCAATGCTGATAACATGATGACAAAGCTCAAGGCTGCCGGTTTTGATGCCTTCATCACAACAGAATCCGGAACCTCTGTTTCAACTCTCAAATCCATGGATGAAATCGCGCGTGAAGTCATCCGTGGCGACTGGGGCAATGGCGCTGACAGAAGAAACCGCCTTATCTCTGCCGGATATGATTATGCGGCTGTGCAGGCAAAAGTAAATGAATTACTGGGATAACCATCAGGGTCTATGAGGATTTGCGTCCTTATAGGCCCTTTTTCTTTTTATCCGCTCAAATCGACCGCTCATCTCCAGTGGAAAGTGAAGAACTGAAACTGGAGGTACTTTTCATGCAGAAAGAAACAAAAGCAGTATTACAGGCAACGGATATCGCTTCTCATCTAAAGACTGTACCGATATCATCCATCGAAATTCAACAGGATTACGACTACTTCATGGCCCAGAGAGCCAGCGAAGCGCTGTTCTCCGCTGGACTTATTTCCTTGGTGGAATTCAACAAATTGACGCAACTAAACCGCTATACATTCTCTCCGATGTTCGTCGAGATTATGCCCAGAATCACTTGATATATGTGGCCTTTAGAGTGATGTATATACACTGACAAAGGAGGTGAATCACCATGAAGAAGGTAACCAAAATTGATAAACTCCAACCTTCGCAGACTTCGAAAAAGAAGCTCCGTGTGGCTGCTTACTGCCGCGTTTCCACGGATTCTGATGCACAGCTCGAAAGTCTGGATGCACAGAAAGAGCACTATAAAAACTACATCACCTCCCGTGATGACTGGACCTTTGCAGGGCTCTACTTTGACGAAGGCATCACCGGCACCAAGGCTGATAAAAGGCCAATGCTCCTGCGACTAATCGATGATTGTAAAGCAAAGAAAATCGACTTTGTAATCACCAAGTCCATCAGCCGCCTCTCCCGAAATACTACAGACTGCTTGGAGATAGTAAGAACGCTTCTGTCACTGGATATTCCGATCTATTTTGAAAAGGAAAATATCAACACCGGCTCGATGGAAAGTGAGCTGTTTCTTTCCATCCTAAGCTCTATGGCCGAAGGCGAATCTGCTTCGATTTCCGAAAATAACAAGTGGAGCATTAAGAAACGCTTCCTGGATGGAACCTATAAGCTTGGCTATGTGCCATACGGCTACCGCTGGAAGGATGGAGAAATCCTTGTAGATCCTGCGCAGGCTGAAATTGTAAAACGCATCTTTCGAGAGCTTCTTTCCGGGAAAGGCACGGAGGCCATTGCCAAGGAGCTGAACCAGGAACAGGTTCCTACCAAGAAAGGTGGTCGCTGGACCTCTACCAGTATTCGCGACATCATCAGGAATGAAAAATACACCGGTGACTGCATTTTCCAGAAAACCTATACCGACAGCAATTTTAATCGTCACAAAAATGACGGTCACCTCGATCAGTACTATGTGCCAGATCACCACGAAGCAATTATCAGCCATGAGGATTTTGAAGCCGCAGCAGCCTTGATTGAACAGCGGGCAAGTGAGAAAGGCATCAAGAAGGGAAATGCTAAGTATCAACAGCGCTATGCCTTTTCCAGCAAGATTATCTGCGGCGAATGCGGGAATACCTTCCGTAGGAGAATCCATTCCAGCACCTACGGGAAATACGCAGCCTGGGTGTGCAACACACACCTGGAAGACACCAGCAGGTGCTCTATGCTTTATATCCGTGATGATGATTTGAAGCTGGCATTTACCACGATGATCAATAAGCTGGTCTACTGCCACAAGCTGGTCTTGAAGCCTTATTTGAAAGCGCTACAGGAAAACACCGGCGATGCATCGCTTCTGAATATCCAACAATTAGAAATATTGCTGGAGCAGAACACAGAACAGCGAGAAACCCTGCATAAGCTGATGGGACAAGGCTACATTGACCAGATTCTTTTTACCCAGGAAAATAATGTACTTCTCTCCCAGGCTGGCGAATATAGGAACCAAATTGAGCTCCTAAATCGCTCCCAATCACTGGATGCCACAAAGGTATACGAGACGGAGCGCCTGCTACACTTCTGCGAACGTGGAGAAATGCAGCTGGGATACAGTGAAAAATTATTTGAACTATTCGTGGATCACATTGAGGTTTACAGCCGCCAGAAAATCGGCTTTGCACTTCATTGTGGTCTTATTTTGAAGGAGATGATTTGATGGGACACACACCCTTCGGTTACTGGATCGAGAATGGCAAGGCAGTGATAGACGAAGCTGCTGCCTCTCAGGTTCGAAACCTTTACAAGAATTATTTAAGCGGTCTATCCCTTACCAATGCTGCGATGGAAGCCGGGCTTGACCTTCTCCATGCAGGTGCCAAGCGCATGATGCTAAACAGGCATTACCTCGGAGATGACTTCTACCCGGCCATCATTGATCCGGCATCCTTCGATGCCGTCAGTGCGGAGCTTACCAAACGCTCCACAAAGCTCGGACGGAATGACCGCTATATTGCGCCAATCATAAAAAGGCCACCTACCGCCTTTCGACTTGGTGACATTACAGAGAATTATGAAAATCCGGTCAGGCAGGCAGAATACCTATACAGCCTGATAGAAAGCGAGGTCAAATAATGGGAAATGTTATGGTCATCCCTGCAAAACGGCAGGTCGGAAACACTGCCAGGCAGCAGGATGCAAAGCCAAAGCTTAGAGTCGCGGCGTATTGCAGAGTCAGTACTGACAGCGATGAGCAGGCTACAAGCTACGATGCTCAGGTCGAGCATTATACAGAATTTATACAGAAAAACCCGGAATGGGAATTTGCCGGTATCTACGCCGATGATGGTATTTCCGGCACCAACACAAAAAAGCGTGAGGACTTTAACCGTATGATTGACGACTGCGAGGCCGGAAACATCGACATGATTATCACCAAGTCCATCAGCCGATTTGCCAGAAACACGCTGGATTGCCTGAAATACATCCGCCAGCTGAAGGATAAGAACATTCCCGTCTTCTTCGAAAAGGAAGCCATCAACACAATGGATGCCAAGGGTGAGGTCCTAATTACGATTATGGCTTCCCTGGCGCAGCAGGAATCACAATCCCTCAGCCAGAATGTAAAGCTGGGACTCCAGTTTCGATACCAGAATGGCCAGGTACAGGTAAATCACAATCACTTCCTCGGCTACACCAAGGATGCGGATGGTAATCTCATCATCGATCCAGAACAGGCAGAGGTGGTAAAACGCATCTACCGTGAATACCTGGAGGGCTACTCGATGGACCGGATTGCAAAAGGTCTGGAAGCAGACGGCATACTCACCGGCGCTGGCAAAACAAAATGGTGGACCAGCACCATCAACAAAATCCTCCGAAACGAGAAATACATCGGTGATGCGCTTCTACAGAAAACCTACACCACTGACTTTCTGAACAAGACAAGAGTCAAGAACAACGGCATCGTGCCACAATACTATGTGGAGGGCAACCACGAAGCAATTATTCCGAAGGATATTTTCTTACGGGTGCAGGAAGAGCTGGTACGCAGGCGAGTGGCCAAAACCAGTGCCAATGGCAAAAAGCGCTCCTACAGCTGCAACCACTGCTTTGCGCAGATTGTCATTTGCGGCGAATGCGGTGAAATGTTCCGCAGAATTCACTGGAACAATCGCGGCTGCAAATCCATCGTCTGGCGCTGCATCAGTAGACTGGAGCCGACCGGGCAGGAATGCCACGCAAGAACCGTCAATGAGACGGTATTGGAGAATGTGGTAGTTCAGGCTATCAACATGCTCCTTGGCGATAAGTCCACCTACCAAGCGCAGCTCCAGCAGAACATCACAAAGGTGATTCGTAGTGCTCAGCAAAATACCGCTGATGGCATTGACGAAAGACTGCAGGAGCTTCAGAAAGAGCTTCTCAAAAAAGCCAATAACAAAGAGGCCTATGATGAGACTGCCGACGAGATTTTCAGACTCCGGGAACAGCGAGAAAAATGCACGGTTGACACTGCGGCCAGGGACGCACAGATTGCCCGCATCAACGAGCTGCAGGATTTCATCAAACTGCAACCCGCACACATGGAAGCCTTCGATGAGGCGCTGGTAAAGCGCTGGCTTGAACGGATCATTGTCTGGGAGGACCACTTCACCGTGGAGCTTAAGTCCGGACTGAAAATTGAAATTGAAGGATAATCCCAATAGATGCACGAAACCCTCTCGACCATGATGGCCGGGAGGGCATTTTTTGTTATTTTTCTCCTTGTTTAACTTTATTGATATTCAATATGTTCTTCATCGACCTCAGTTTCTGCTGTATAGTCTGCATCAATGCTGTCTTTATAGTACTCCGGATCACAAAGATTATATGACATAAGATTTTTTCTCAATTTCATACAGCCAGGTTTAAACATTGCAAACGTCAATCCGCCGGAAAGTGCACCTCCTAATATTGGAACAGCTGATGCCACGCCATCAGCAAAGATTTGCTTCGTCATACGGATGCCAACACTTAGTGCAACCTTCTTTACAATCGGATAAACCACACCCTTAGTTAAAGATTTTTGAGCCAACTTCTTAGCAATGTTTTTTGCCAGTACATCAGCTAATTTCTTGAGAACACCCGTGGCACCTTGTACGCCAAACATCACACCCATAAAAATAAGTAAATAGTTCATTGTTTCAGAATCCACATCATCCTCATTAAGATTGAACTGCTCAAATCCATACAAATACGCTAATTCCTGCACTGTCCTGAGAATGAAAGCAAAGTATGATGTAATATCTGCTGCTGCAGCTCCGAATGCCGCCGCTCCGCCTGGTATACTTGCTGCAACAGAAAGTGTAGTAACTTTTGTTGCTTCATAGTTAATCACCTGCTTCGAGATTTTATTAACTAACTCTTTTGAAATTCCAGCCTTTGCTGGATTATTCTTTATTGCCTCAGCAATAATATCTTCTGAGCAATATCTTATCAGTTCCTTTCGAAGAAACTTTTCTCGATTTATTTTCACACCAGGTGTATGCATTGCCGTTGCAAGAATCTTCTCGAATGTCATTTCATTCTTTACAGTTTTAACAATATCAGCCATTTAACACGCCTCCTTTCTTTATAGCATTTGTATTTTTCGCGAGGCCTTACTCATCATCACAATCTTCACTAATTCTGATTGCCTCGGGGACATCCTCAGTCACCGGAATAATTTCCTGGATGATTTTGAAGCAATCAGCAAATTCATCAGCCGGTACTCCAAATTCACGCGCTACCTTATTTCCATCAGCATATGTAACGATAAAATCTATATTGCCGCAGTCACAATACATAGCCTCTTGATCGCGACTTAATATCTCATCGACAGCCACAGCTATCTTCTCAAACGCCAAGCTGAAAATACTGTTCGTCGTTTTATATGACCACTTCCTGCGCACATTGAGTGAATTGTCATCCTCAAGATAAGGCTTATATTCATACGCAATGGAGTTAGGCATTATCGTTAATTTATCGCTATAGGCATAATCTACAGGGCAAAATCCCGATGTGCTTTTTATAACAATTTTCTTTGTCTTCATGCCGTATCTCCTTCACATCTAATCCACTGCCTGCAACCACCCAAAATGGTCGAGTTGCCGGATTGGTTGTCAACCCTTTCCGTTTTTCAAAAAACAGCCCAAAATGCCTGACATCTAATCCACTGTCTCAAATCGCGACATCTAATCCGAGGTTACAACCTGACACAGATTTTGCAGTAGATATGTTTCCATATAAGAAAACCGAGCTTTTTCAGAAGTCTGGCTTCAGATCCAACCCTCCGAAAAAGCCCGGAAATACGCCACTTTCTGGCACTTATTTATCTTTCCTTGACATCAAGACTACTGTCTCGACTATTGTTTCATTTTCCAAGGGCAATTCTTTCACTTCTGTTCCATTCACCGGGACAGGGAAGTTGAAGATAATCTTCCTAATCCAGTTGCCATCCGGCTGCTTTTCCGGGAATAACTCAATCCGCTCAATAAACGCCCGCATGAACTCCTTCCGCTCCACTTCGGAGGCTGCTTCATAGACCTGATCGAATGCCAGCAACAGGCGGTAGATATTATCACCCGAAATCTTCTCCTGCCGGATACTCCGTATCTGGCTTTGCACATCGTCAATCTGGACTTCAATCTCATCTATTGCGCCATATTGCTCGTCATATCGGCGCTGCAAATCAGAAATTTTCCGGTCATAATACGGGTCATTCACATCTAAACCGTCCATCTGCCGTTCCAGTCGGGCCTTTGTGCCTAATGTCTGCCGAAGCTGCGCCTGTAATGCTTCCAGCTGCTTCTCCAAATCGTTCGTATCGACAGCGGAGCCGATTTTCGCCTTGATTGCATCCGCAAACCGTGGGTCACTGACCATAGCAGAGATGATTGACGCTACCATGCGGTTCATTTCCATCTGCTCAATATTCAGCCGGAAGGTACACTCGTGGCCTGTTGGCGTCACCGTATTCTTGCAGTAATAGTAATAGCGGGTCTTTTTGTCCTTGCTGTGGGCTTTCGCAATATTCCCGTACAGGCTTTTGCCGCAGCAGGGGCATTTCAGAATACCGGACAAGATATGTGCGTGGGTAGGGTCATTGACTTTCTCACGCCGGTAAGCATTGATTTTCCGTTTTTCCTGCGCGAGGTTCCAATCTTCTTCTGAAATGATAGCCTCATGCTTCCCCTCGTACACAGGGAACTCCGATTGCTCAACTACGTGCATCTCATTCCGTGTGCCGATCTTCTTCTCTGTCCGGCGTCTGCCATAGGCGATTTTTCCCATATATACCGGATTATCAATGATACTCTTCACAAAGCTGGCAGAAAAACCGGGAATGGTGCCGTTCTGCCTTAACTTCTTCACAAAGCCCTGCCGGTTCAGATATTTTGCCACGCCACTGACACCATCGTTGGTGTGAATATAGCGGTCAAAGATGGTGCGGATCACGTCCACTTCATCCTCAGCAATCAACAGTTCGCCTTTTTCAAGGCGGTATCCATAAGGGGCAAAGCCACCGTTCCATTTTCCTTCACGGGCTTTCTGCTCCCGTCCGGCCATCGTCTGTGTCCGAATATTTTCACGCTCTATCTCTGCCACCGCAGAAAGGACAGAAATCATCAGCTTGCCGGAATCTTTGGAACTGTCAATGCCGTCTTCCACACAAATCAGATTGACACCGAAATCCTGCATCAGCTGCAAGGAATTCAGAACGTCAGCGGCATTCCTGCCAAACCGGGACAGCTTGAACACCAGCACATATTCCACACCGTCTTTGCAGTCCTGAATGTCTTGCAGCATCCGCTGAAATTCGTGCCTGCCCTGAATATTCTTGCCGGAAAAGCCTTCATCAGAATATTCACCAGCCACTACCATATCTTCGTATTCAGCGTATTTCCGCAGTTTGTCTCGCTGAGCATCCAGACTATATCCGTCCACCTGCATGGATGTAGATACCCGTGTGTAGAGATAACATTTTGTTTTAGTTTTCTTCATGCAGGCCGCCCCTTTCTTCCAGCTCTAAACATTCATCCGTTACTTTCTTCTTCGCCAGACCTTCATTCTGAATGTAGTACTCCAACAAACGGAGTACATATTCCGGCGCATGGCGGTTATCCAGTTCCCATTCTGTCACAGTCCGATAGGGAATCTGAAAATATTTACAAAATTCCTTGCGATTCATGCCAGTGCTTTCCCGCAATTCTTTTATTTTGGTTTTGCAGTCCATTTCATTTACCCCATAAAGCAAAAATACACGTTGCGTATTTATTATAGCATACGCCAAACAAATACGCAACGTGTAAATTTAATTTATATCAAGCGGCTTTGTCAAATTCCTGATACACAGGAACGGGTTGCTTTCCTGATGCCGCAGACTGTGTACGGCCATCCTTCTCAGTCTCCTGCATCTGCCCCAACAGCTGTGGCCCGTACTTCTGCATAGATGTTCAAAACTTCTGCCGGTATCTGTTCCAAAATCGCCACGGCACTGTCATAGTCGCGCCGCAGCTTGAGGTCTTCGATCTGCTTTAGGGTGCTGACCTTCTGCGCCGATGCAAGAGATTCTTCCAGTTCGGCATTTTTCGTTTTCAACTTTTTGTTTTCGGATGCTGTTTTCGTGAAGGCTACGCCATATTTCCGCAGCAGTGTGTCCATCTTCTCCACGCTGGGAATATAGGTATCCAGAATCTTGCAGATTTCCTCCGCCCGGCTTTTGGCGTTAAAGGGATTGATTCCAGTGAGCAGATCCTCCAGTTTGCTTTTCTGTTTGGTCAGTCTGGTCATCTCCTTAAATACGCGGGGCGGGATATGGTCGCGCCCGGTCAGGCTGGCGCTCTCGCCACGCTCCAAATCTGGAAACTTCTTGACCATGTGTTTCCAAAACTCATCCTGCCACCAGGTCAGCTTCTTTTTATTGCCCATGATGTCTTTGGCGCTGAGCCTGCCATCCTCCGTCAAAGGGACAAAACAAAGGTGCATATGGGGCGTTTTCTCGTCCATATGCACCACGGCGGATATAATTGTCTCTTTGGACTGATGCTGTTCCAAAAAGTGCAGAGCTTCCTCGAAAAATACCCGAATTTCCGCCCGTTTCTTTCCCTTAAAGAACTCCGGGCTGGCTGTGAACAGCGTCTCGATCATACGGATACTGTCTTTCCGGGTACGGCATCCGGCAGCGGCAATTTGCCTCTCTGACTCGGCCCGGTACTTGCCGGGCGGTTTGACCAGATGGAAGTTGTACTTGCTTCGGCTGGTATCCACATCGGGATTACTGGCGTACTTTTCCTTTGTGCGCTCGTTATGGGCCTCGATATTGCCGATTTCAGGCCCCTTATATTTGGCAAATCGCATAATCGCGTATTGTGCTTTTTCCATACTCAATCCCTCCGTTTCTGCCAGACAATGTCATATCCCAGCACGTCAGCCAACTCCACGGCCTCCCGATACCGCAGCGATTCCCGCTGCAATTTTCCGGAAAGATTGGATACGCTGTCGCTCCACCCATACTCATCGTGCAGCTGGTCAACGACTTCCTGCATGGTGTAACCGGCGCGGATGATCTGCGCCTTGATTTCGTTTCGGATACTTGACTTCATAAAATATATTCCTCCATTTTCGCAAGTGAAGCCCTTTGTCACTTGATAGATAAAACATGATTTTCGGTTGCGTCATAAAAAGAACCGGCTACGCTGGGGAGCGCACCGGCTTTGGTCAATGGTGAAATTTGTGCAAATGCTGTTTTGCGATAGAAATGATTCCCTGCGTATCGTTGGTCAACGGCGGAATATTCGACTTCACAGAAATGCGGGACTTTTCACTGTTCGGGCTGTATTGTCACAAAATGCTGCAATCTGTACGTCGTTCCGTGAGCCGCCATCCGGCGAACTGTATACGGATAAAAGAGAAACATTTCGCTGTTTTGAGATTGCTCTAAAATATGCCTGCAAAATCACCGCTTTTACTGACCGCTTCAGGTGTGGTCAAAATGACCACACCTACTTCACAGCACAAAAGCGCGAAGAATTTCACGGTTCTGGTGGTGGACAAAATATCCATAACCACTTTTACACATCAAAATAGGTGTACCCAAAATGGGCACGACCACTTTATCCAAATGAAGCGCCTCTACAATATATGAGGTAACAGGGTCAATCGCTGCGTACATACGTACCGGCGACCAGATCGGAAATCAATCCCGCCAGTCTTCCGGTACGTACGTACACTGTGAAGCGTCCGTAAACTCGTTTATATGCGGCCTTGCCACTGCCTCGATCCCCATAAAGCCCCATACCCGGCGTCCTGCCGAATTGGTAATCGTGTTGCAGTGTTCCAGATTGTACTTACCGCAGGCTGCCACCAGCGCATCGCTGAAGCTGCGGCGTTTGAGTGCAGTCAGGCTATTTTCCTCGCACCACATCCGGTAAATGTCGTAGCAATCCTTTGAACTGATGGACGCATCCGCTTTCAGCCGGATATAGCCCTCGGATTCCAGAAAATCAAACACGTTATTGTTGTCCCGCTTGACGGCCTCCCGGTTCTCTTTGGTGCGCTGGCTCTCGGTGAACTTGAAGTTGTTCGCTACCAACCGCTGCAATCCCGCAAAAGCCCACAGCAGAATGCCCTCCACCTCGGCCTTCATCTTCTCTGCCAGGTCGGGATCATCCACACGGTCGGCAGGTTTCTCTTTGGCGGTCAGCACCAACTGCCGCCGATAAAAGCCATCACTGCGGTCAAAGAGAGCCTGCAAGTCGCCATTGCTGAATGCCAGCAGCCGGGCGCACATCCATCCCTGATAGCTCTGCTTGCCTTTACGCTCCAAATCCATTTTACCCTGTGCGGTGACGATGGATTTGACATAGTTGGTCTGCCGCAGGGCCTCCATCCGCATATCATCATCGACACACAGCAGAATGTGTTCCAGATCAGCGCGGGCAAAACGGTTCTCGGAAATTTTGCCGATGCTGCCGTCCTTCATGTTGCTGCCGAACAGGGCGGACAGCACCGCGCCGATCTGGCTCTTACCCTCGCCGCCATTGCCCTTAATGACCATCATGCGCTGTCCCTTGTTGCTGGGGATCAGGCAGTAGCTGATATATTCCTGCAAAGTGGGAATGTCCTCCGGGTAAAGAAGCCCATCCAGAAAAGCCAGCCAGCGGGTCGGCGTGGGCGCATCGGGATTATAGGCCACCGGCAGGCGGCAACGCACGATATCCGGTTTTCCCTCCGTAAAGGAGCCATCCAGAAACAACGTGCCGTTTGCCAGATGAATGCGGTCAGCCTCCGGCGGGAAATCCTCTACCAGCGCCGCCAGCTTCATCAGCTCCACGATATTGCTGATTTTGCGGGGGATATTGCTGACCGCACAGCATTTCAGTTCCTCAAAAATTTCTCCACGCAGTGGCAGCTCATCGGTCACGCGGCCATCAGGCGTGAAAAAAGCCCCGTTTGTGTAGATGATTTTGTGTCTGCCGAGAAAATCATCACAAAACAGGGCTTCATTGATACTCTTGCCGTCAAACCAGATGGGCTGGTTGGCCTCACGCGATTGCTCGTTCTTCGCCACGGTGCTGCACCTCCTTTTCCAGACGTCTGAGCCGCTGCTCCAGCGCGGTGATAGTGCCGTCCTTCAGCAGCATATCCACCGCTTTCACACGCTGCTTCAGTTCCGCAAACATGAGAACGTCCAACAAATCATTTACATACTCGATCATATGACAGGCTTCCACAAAGCGGTCATCCAGTTCATCCTCCGGCGATTGCGGGGCATATTCGACCTTCCAGCGTTCCAGCAGATGCAGATAATCGCAGAGCACCCGCTGGCAGTGTATCTCATCGTTGCGGAAAGCCCGCGCCAGCGGATAGGGCTTTTTCAAAGCCATCGCTGCCGGGGGCTTGTCCGGGTCGATGCCAAAGTCATAGGCCAGCTTCTTTGCGGCCTCGTAGCTGCTCAGGCCGAACAGCCGCGCCGCAAAATCGATCACATCCCCGGTAGCCCCGCAGCCAAAGCAATAGAAATAATCCCTGTTCAGCTTCATGCTGGGATGCCGGTCATCGTGGAAGGGGCAGCAGATCATATCGCCCCGGTTGACCTTACAGCCGTAGTATTCGGCGGCCTGCTTCACTGTGACAGCGGATTTTACAGTTTCAAATAAATTCATAGGCTTTGTCCTCCATTATTTATTGACGGTATCTGCCCGTCTGCCTGAATATACGGGGAAAAAGCCTATAAACCGAAAAATCCGCTAAAAGTGCAAGAAATGAAAAAACGCCGCCCTGAAATCTTGCAAAAATGCAAGACCTCAGAGCGGCGAAGCCAGCGGAAAGCATTTGCCCGCGCTGGTTTTATCAGGTATAATGGATAAAGAGAGTTTTCAGAAGAGAGGTGCGTCACATGGAGGGAGCCTATCTGCCCGGCAATATCCGGCAGCGGATGCAGGAGCTTATGAAGGAACATAAAATTACCCAGGCACAGCTGGCGACCCGCATCGGCAGCACCGAGAGCGCCATCAGCCGGTTTGTCAGCGGTAAGACTGATAAGATCAGCACAGAACATTTGCTCCGCATTGCGAAAGTGTTTGAAGTCTCCACAGATTTCCTGCTGGGGGAAGTCAACACGCCCGACCGGACAAATTTTGATATTGAAGAACTGGGCCTGTCGGTGCAGGCGGCGCGGAATCTGTACACCGGAAAAGCCAATGCAGAGATCGTCAACCGCCTTTTGGAAAGCCCTCGCTTTGCAGAAGTCACCTATATGATTGAGCAATATTTTGACGATACGCTGGCCGCCGGTTTCGCCGGACAGAACCAGATGCTTACTACTCTCAGCGCCATGCTGCGCCGAAACAATAAAACAGACGCTGCGGTGCAGGCGGCCAGAACTGTCAACCGGCAGAAAGTTCCCGTATATCAGGCAGACCTGACGATGATACAGAACACATTTATGGCGGCGCTGCGGGAAGTGAAGAAAGAGATCGGCAACGATTTCACAGCAGCGCAGTCCTTGACCAAGGGCATCACTCAGCAGATGTTTACCGAACTCACCAAAGGGGCGGATGTTCATACTCCGACCATCACGCCCGAAATGATTTCCGCCGCCGTCACCCAGAGCGCAGCGGGGATGGACGGTGTGCAAAAGGAAGCATTAGACAAGTTCGGTCAGGCGCTGACGGAATTTCTCCAATCCACCTTAGACCACGCGCAGGAGAAGCAAAATGCCGACCCGGAGCAATGAGCAGCTGTGCAGACTGGCACAGAAAGGGGATACGGCTGCCCGTGACATTCTGCTGGAAAAGAATCTGGGATTCATCCGAAAAATTGCGCTGGAGCAATACCGAAACATGGGGCTGGATGAAAATGATATTGGAATTGATTTGGATGATTTGATGCAGGAGGGAAGTATCGGCCTGCTGAACGCGATCCCTTTGTTTGATGCCGGACGGGGCATGAAATTTCTGACCTATGCAGCACCGGCGCTCCGCAACGCCATGACGGACTGCATCCGCGCCGCCCTCGGTTTATTTGAGCAACGGATGGTGGATAAGAAAGACGGCCCCGGCTTCCAGAGAGTATATCTGGATGACGTTCTCTCAGAGGATGAACGGATGCTGCGGATCGAAGCCATAGCCGACCCTCACACCCAAACGCCGGAGCAAATCTATATCCAAAAAGAGCAGCTGATAGAATTGTATGCGGCGCTGGACAAGCTGACAGCCAGAGAGCAGACCTATCTGCTGTACCGCTATGGCTTTACCGATGGAATCGAGCACCCGCTGATCGGCGCGGCGCTCCATTTCCATCTCAGCGAGAGCTGGACAAAGAAGGTGGAGGGCGAGGCGATGGACAGCCTGCGCGGAAAGCTGCCGTGGTGGTTCTGATACGATGGGAAGCAGCGGCTGACGGGGGCTTTGATATACCTTTGTTCCGCAAATGACACGGCTGACAGACAGTGCTTGCCCGCACCGCCTGCCAGCCTTTTTCTGTCGCTTATGCTGCCCCGCAAGGGGCAACCTTTCCCGCCAGAACGCCGCAACTGTGGCCACACTTTTCAGGGTGTGCTACAATTCCGGCTGCCATCTGCTCCACAAAGGTATAACACACTAGACTTTCCTACGGAAAATCGTGTGCCACGAAACCGCCGGTTTCTTTGGATTCTTCCGGTCAAAGGGGAACACTATCCCCTCTGAACACCCCAGACAAAGGAGAACGCTGTTCCCTTTTGGAATCCCCTTGCCAATAGGGATGCTACCGCCCTATTGAATGATTTAGATAAAAAACAAAATAAAGCATAGTTCGCCAGCACACCGCTATTCTGTCATTACCTTACACAGACATCTTGTAACTTTTTCGTTAAGCCTATTGACTCTGATACTTCGGAAGAGATATAATATAGTTGCTACTTAGCTAGCCTAAATAGCAAAGCTAAAGAGAGGCGACGATATGAATAACAAATATGTCCAGCAATTCAAAAAAGGCTCTCTGGAAATGATACTTTTATGCCTAATCGGACGCAAGGAGACTTATGGATATGAAATTATAACTGAATTGAACAATAGTGCGTCTGTTTTGGGATATGCGAAAGAGGGAACCATTTACCCCATTTTGTATCGTTTGCAGGAAGCAGAACTAATCAAATGCCGATTGGCTCCGGCTGCGGCAAATGGCGGCTCAAAAAAGTATTATTCTTTAACGGATAAAGGCAGGAATGTACTTGATGAACTAATCTTATTTTGGTCAAGCTATGAAAACTGCGTAAACGGCTTTATAGAAAGTTATCAACAAGCGAGGGTATCCAAATGA